CGCCACCCGCACCCGCGCGCCCGCCTGCGCGGCGCGGGTGGCGGCGGCTTCGTCGGCGGCGCGGCGGCGCTCGATGGCGGCCACGCGCTCGGTTTCCACTCCTTGTGCACGCAAGCCTTGCAATACCTGATTGCCATAGCCGATGCGCGCCTGGCGCTCGGCTTCCAGCAACGCCACGCGCTTTTCTGCCAGCGCATTGGCCAGCTGTTCCTGCGCCGCCGTCACGTCCGCACCCGCACCGCCAACCGCGCCTTGCAGACCGGCCACGCTGGCGCGCTGGGCAAGCGCCTGCTGGGTCAGCTTGGCGAGCCGCTTGGCCGCCTGGTCGATGTCCTTGGAAAACTGCTTGATGCCGCCCGGTGCGATTTCCGCGCTGCGGCGGAAAAAGTCCATGCGCCGCTTGGCCTCGACAGCGGCGGCTTCGATTTTCTTGAGGCTGTCTTCCGCGCTTTTCAGCGCGGCGATCTCGACGCCCTTGCGCGTCAGCGCGTCGGTCAGCTTGCGGTGCGCAACCTCCGACTCGGCCAGCGCCTTCTTCAGGCCGCTGGCATCGCCTGCAATGGTATAGAGCAGTTTCTGGTCGGCCACGTGTGTCGGTGCTCAGTCGGTTTCCAGTTTTTCCATTACCTTGCGGTAGCTTTTTTCATCCGCCATGCCGATGCGCACTGTCGCGCAGGCATCGGCGAATCGCCGTGTTTCATCGCGTCCCACGGCTGCCAGAAAACCGTGAAACTGCGCGAGCGTCATCTGCATTACATCTTTTCTGTCGAAATTGGCTCGGACGAGTCTAGTGATAGCATCGAACCAGCCAGCGCGTCCGCCACCGCTCCGCTCAGCCCCCCAAGATGGTTCTTGGCGAGCATCTGTGCGAAAAAATCGGGGTTTGCCTCAATGATCTTCGCGGATAACTTCACCGCATCCGGCATACTCAGCTTGCGCAGAAATTCGCCGTCGACGCGCGCCCCAGTTTCAAGAAACCGCAGTGCATTGGGCAGGTTATCCACCAACGCACCACCGAAGTTGAACAAGTGCTCGCCTATCGCTTCGCTGACTTCGATCATGGCTGCAAGATCATCGATCACCACAGGCTTGATGTCGATCTTTCGTCCGGCAAGTTCAATCGACAGCACGGACGGAAAAAGCGCTTTTAGTTCATCGGCTGCCTCGACAGGAACTTTTGATTTAGCCATCGCTTAAGTCACCAAACCGCCGGACACGCGCATGAACGGACCATAGACGGTATCGTTCGCGTACTTGTCCACATACAGCATCTGGCCCTTGAGCGAGATGGTTGTTTCTTCGGTGGACAGCCAGTTGAATTCGCCGTCCATGCCAAAGCTGATGCGCGGAATGATGACCTTGTATTTCTTGCCATCCTGCGAATTGGTGCCCTGGTAGACAATGCCCTTTTCCACGGCGGCCTTGTTGAAGCCGACGATATTGCCCTGCGCGGCGTAGGTGTATGCAGCCTTGAAGGGCTGGATAAGCGCGCCCAGGCTGACGAACGACACCAGCCCATGCTCGGCGCTGTCGAGCGTATAGTTCGTGCCCAGCGTCAGCGTGACCGGCGTGCCCGTGCTGTCGGTAATGACCAGGCTCGACACGTCGGTATATTTCAGCGACACGGTATCGCCGACCGCAACCGTGGGGAAAACTTCGGCAGTCACCGAGCTGCCGGTGATCGCCGACAAGGTGCCGCCCAGCGCGTAGGCGAGCATTTTCTTGTCGAATTCGACCATATCCAGCGCCGCTTCGGCGGACTTCTCGGTTTCGATCTGCGCGATGGTCAGCTTGTTGCCCGAGCAACTTTCCTTGATGTCCTTGGTGCTGCGCGACAGCGTGACCGATAGTTTGGAGTTGGCGCAGCCGATCTTGGTCATATTGACCAGGTAGCCGCTGGCAGCCTGGCCCAGCGTGGCGTTATAGTCGCCCATGTAAATCGGGCCTTGGGATACGAGGATCATGCTGCATTCTCCTTGGTGGGTTCAGGTTGCCAGGCGTCAGCCGGGCGGGAATTTGTCTTGCCGGCCGGCTTCGCCTTTTTCAGCGCAATCAGCCAGTCGGCTGAATCGGTATCCAGCGTGAGTTCGCTGCCTGCCGGGTAGTCGCGTCCGGCATGTTCGTGCGGTTCAATCAGTTCGATGGTTTTCGTGCTCATTGGTATACCTTTTCATTGACTTTGAAACTGCCGAATACCAGCACCGCGATGACGTCAGCGCCTTTTTTCGTGAGCCCGCGGGCGCGGCCGGTGATCTTGTGCAAATTGGCCGCTGTCAGCGCGCCATGGCTGACCCCAATCAGCGCGCGCAGAATGTCCTGCGCGGCGTCCTCGGCTGCATCCAGCGCGGTCTGCGGTTCGGTGCGCTTGACGAACGCCTGCACCACGTAGTCCACCTGAAAATCCAGCCCGCAGGCATTGCCTGGAATCGCCGCCATCCGCATCAGGCCTTCGTCGTCCGGGCGGCCTTCGTACAGCGCCACGCACGGTGCGTCCTCCTCGGACAAATAGGTTCCGGCGGGCAACACGCTGGCGCCCAGATTGGTGTTGAAGCCGTTGACCGTGCGGATGGTCGCCAGCCGCGCTTCCATTTCGCCAAATGCCGCCGCCAGTTGCGTGCTCATCGCAGCCACACTTTCACGCCTATTGCGCCATAAGGCTCGATTGCGTCGACATGAAATTGCGCCGGCTTTTTCGCCATCAACTCGTCCACCGTGTGGCTGCCAGGGTCATAGGCGATCAGCGCATCGCGCGCCATCCCGTCCGGCATATCCATACGCGGCATGCGGATCGTGCTGCGCAGCTCGCCCATCTCGCCGAACACGCCCATCGGGTGCACTTCCTGCGCCAGCAGGCAATCGAACGCATACGGTCCCACCAGCAGCCGCGCGTTGGCAAGCCGCCGCAGGGCGGCTTCCTCGGCGCGGGTCTGGATGGCAGCGAATGCGGGCTGGGCCATGATGGAAAGCAGACAGCGGCTAAATGATCAGGAAGCGGTCAGCTTGATGACCGAGCGCGGGCGGGTGTTGAGGCACAGCGGGTTGGACTGCGCCTCAAGTTCGACGCCCTTGTTCATGCGCATGGCTTCCTGCTTGGCGTAATACGGCAGGCCGATGGTGTTCACTGCCTCCATATAGTCCGCCGGTGCGTAGTTGGTGATGAACATGTCCGGCACGCCCTCGGGAACCAGGTAGGCCTCGCCGTCGGTGATGAAGCTGACGCCGCCTACGGCGCCGCGATATTCTTCCCAGAACACGCCGCCGTGGTAGAAACCGGCACGCACATCCTGGCGCAGGAATTCGCCGTTCATCCAGCGGTCGAACGCTGCTTCGACAGCAGTATGGCCGACGAAAGCATCGAAGAAGGCAGGCGAACAAAAAGCGCGCATGCCGCGATACATCAGCCCACCGAGGTCGTCTTCCGACTTGCGTTTGGCCTTGATGATCTGCTCGCGCACCTTGGTGGTGCTGGTGGTCAGCGCCATGTTGTGGGTCTGCTGCGCCACGCCGAACGCGGTGTACAGGTTGAGCAGCACGCTGGTGCCGTCGGAATCCAGCACCTGACCCTTGATCGCGCCCATGCGGTGATATTCGATGGTGGCATCGAGATTGCGGCGCATCTTGGTCAACTGCTTGTTGACAACGGCTTGCACCGTTTCGAGTTCGCTTTCGCTGCCGAACGCGCGCAGGTTCTGGATGGTGTCGGCCAGCACCGTTTCACTCGCCGGCAAATGCACCGACGGAAACGGAATCAGTTTGGCCTTGTTGCGATCTGTTGCATTGGCCGGCGCGCCGCGCGTACCGGCAGGCACCAGCGACAGCGTGGTGCCCAGCTGCTCGATCATCGCGCTGGTGGTCGTCATTCCCTCTTCGCTGAACAGGTTGAGTTCGGCCAGGCGTTGCGGCACATAAGGGGTATCTCCGATGGCAGCACTGAGGCTTACCGTGGAGAAGGCGTCGTTGTTGAAAATATCCATCGAAGGCATGGTGTAGCTCCTGTATAGGTAGGGTGGCGGGCGCTTAGCGGAAGATAATGCCGAGCGCAGCCAGATCGGCTTTGCCGGGCGCATCCAGTCCGGTCAGCAGGCTTTCGTCCACCTCTGCGTCGCGCAAGATGGCCGTGGCATTCTGATCGGCAGCGGAATCGGCGACATCGGCATACAGGATCGCGGCGGCGACCTCGCTGCCGTCGGTGGCTACATCGCTATAGGCCACGTATTTGCCGGAACCTGCGGCGACGGCGATCGTGAAGCCATCGCCCACCGCGAAATCGACGGCGCCGTCGGCCAGCGTGAACGCGATGCCGCCGGAGTTGAACGCCGCCGCGACGTTGCCGATTTCAACCAGAACGCCATCCGGGTCTTCGAGTTGGAACACGCCAGCGTTGGCGACAGCGGAGGTGATAAACAGCCGGTAGGCGCCCGGCTTGGCGCCAGCGCCAACGGTGATCGCACCGAACACGCCGTTGCCGGTGTTGCCAGCCAGCGCGGTGGCGACGGCGGTTCCGGCCTTGGTGATCTTGCCGAGCACCTGCCCGACCGGCAGCGCGGCGGCAGCGGCGGCAATGACGACTTTTTCGCGGCTGCGGGTGCCGTTGGCTTCGCTGACGATGAATTCGCCAGCATTGAGGGTTTCAGTAAGGGTTGCCATGAGGTGTTCTCCAGTGAAAGATTAGGAATGGGCAGCCGCGCGGCGGGACGCCCAGATGCTGGAAGCGCTTGCCGCCTTTTCGCCTGTGGCGACAGACTGCGAAAGCTGCAAGGCAGGCGTGCTGTCGGTATGGCTGGATTCGTCCAGCGCCGCCATGCGCGTCTGCAGGGTTTTTCGGGCATCGGCCAGGCTGGCGCGCTGGCGGATTAGCGGTTCAGCCTGTTCAGCCATCCCAACCAGCGCGCACAGATCAAATACCTCGCGCGCATCTGCCATGGCCTGCTGCACCGCCGGCATGTCGATAAGCGCCGCGTCGAGGGCAAAACAGGGCATGAAATCAGTCAGGCCCGCATCGGATGCTGCGGTGGCGATGCGCGAGGACAGGCTGGCTGGAATGGCAACGGCCTGCGCAGCGGACATTGCCGGATCGTCGGCTGGATCGTCGGCTGGATTCAGTGGAGCAGCAGGGGGGTCGTCGCCGCCTTCCGCATCCGCCAGCGCCTCGGCCTGCGCCCGCACCAGCACATCCAGCGGAATATTCAGGGCCGCCGCATACGCCACCGCCGAAGCTGCGCGGGCCTCGGCCTTCAGCGGAATCACGCGGTCGGCAAACCCATGCGCAACGGCTTCTTTCGCCGTCATGAAGGTCTCTTCAGACAACATCGTTTTAAGCTCGTCCGCCGTCTTGCCGGAACGCGCCTGGTAGGTTTCCAGCAGCGCCGACTCGAAGACATCCAGCACGTCGGCAGCCTGGCGCAGGTCGTCCGCATTGCCCGATGCATACGACCAGGGCGAATGAATCATCAGGATTGCATTGGCCGGCATCGCAATTTCGTCGCCCGCCATCAGGATGATCGAAGCGGCCGACATCGCCACGCCATCGACGCGCATGTTCACGCGCGCCGGGTGATTTTTCAGGAAATTGAAAATGGACAGCGCGTGGTCGACTTCACCGCCGCGCGAATTGATCGCCACCTCGATGGTGTCGACCTCGCCGTGGGATTCCACCGCCGCAATGAACTCGCGGTCAGTAATGCCCCACTCGCCGATATAGCCGCGCACCGAAACCTGGGCCGTGCGCCCGTCGGCAAGTGCCTGAACCGTGAACCAGCTTTTTTTCATCGCAATCGCCCCGTAATGAACCCGTGATGTATGGGGCGGAGTATTGCGATCAGGACACCGATTGAATATGGCGGAAAATTTCCGCACGGCGCGCCAAGCATCCCACCATTAAAAATACCGCCCGCAGGCGGCTTGATGGGATGGACGGACGCTACGCCATCCGCACCGGCATCACATCTGCCCGCACCAGCACATCGCTGCCGCTGGTGGCCTGGCAGCGTAGTTTGTAGTCCACCCCGGCGACGCCGTTGCCGATGCGCTGCAGCACTTTGGCGCCGCTGATCTGCGCCGCGCCGACGATCATGCCGGAAGCGGCGGGGTCGATGCCGGAAACGACGGCGACGGATACTGCGGCGCCGCTGCGGTGCGCCCGTCGGCAAGTGCCTGAACCGTGAACCAGCTTTTTTTCATCGCAATCGCCCCGTAATGAACCCGTGATGTATGGGGCGGAGTATTGCGATCGGGTGCGGGGTTGAATAGGGGGAAAAATGTTCGCGCGGCGCGCCAAGCATCGCGCCATTAAAAAAGCCACCTCTCGGGTGGCCTTTAATCCGGCTTGGGGTTATGCCGGACGCGTGTTGATGCTTTCCTCGACTGCTCTAAAGGCAGTACAGCCCGCCCCGAGAGGCGGCTGGTTGGCGGTGGGTGTTACAGCACAGTCTCGAACCAGCTACCTAATGTCGCCGTGCCGTTCGCCACCACACTGTCGATCCTGTAGTTTGCACCGGGCGCTACAACCATAGTGAGCATACTGGTGTTGTCTTCGTTCAGCAGACCAGACTGAATTCCAACGAGGGGTGATGCCACTACCACAGGTGTTGCGGTCGTATCTGACTTGCCTTGGATGGTTGCGCTACCCGCCGCGAGCGTGATAACGCAACGTGCCGAAACTTGCACCAATTTATTGCTAATAGTGTTGTTGTTATACGTCGTGTTGAGTGCTCTACCCGCAGTGGCGTTTACGTTAATACCAGTTCCGCTGTACCAGCTAAGCGGAAGTTTCACCGCCCGCACATTCGAAATAATGACACGCACTGGGGTGGTCTGTGTTATGCCGACGATCACAAGCCGCGCGACAATCGCCCCGGATGACGCTGTGGTAGCTTCATCTATCTGGATGAGTCCGCCTACAAGTTTAGTGTCTACCTTCTCTTGGTAGTACGTTTTAGGCCCTCCTGAAAAAAAGGATATTGCGTTGTTAATTATCGTTGGGGTCGCCCCCACGGTTTTCCGCAGGTACACAGAGGTGTTGTACACATTCGGCGCACCACCTGCGCCATCGTCTACAAGCAGGTCGAACTCGATACCAAGAACATCACCAACCGATACAGGTACAAACGGTGCCGCCCCAGCGGCGGAGACTGTAATGTCCACAGTCAGGTGAGAGTCAGTCCCATCTACGTTTCCAGGAGTCCAGTCGAACTGCTGCGCATTTACGCCCGCACGTTCAACGATGGTGTTGACAGAGGTGCCTGCGATAGAGGCAATGCTGATACCTGTTGCAAGACCTGAAGTAGATGCTGACAGGTCGGCATTGCTGAACATATTCTTACCGGCGGGAAGTGCTGTCTGGTACTGGTTGTACCCTGCCAGTTTTACAATTAGGTCTGCCAGTGTTCCATACATGTAGTTACACGCGGAGTGCGTTGGGTGTGTTCCATCAGATGATCTGCCGACGCCCCAACCACCATCAGCAGCTTGCACTGAGGTTCGAGCATCAAAGTATGACCCAACGCCGGACTGCTCAATAAAAGCTTTCACCCGAGCGTTGTAGTCTGCTGTGGCCGTGTTAATCACAGCTTGATTTGCCGTTACAGGAGTAACACCAAAGGGGAATACACTGTGGAAAATCGGGTACACACCGATTGACTTCGCCTTGTTGAGAATGACCTTGACGTTTGCCAGTGCGGTAGTGATAACTGACTCGATACTTGCCTGCGAGGAAGCAGTCGTAAGCCCTGTAAAGTCATTGATTGATGCAGACACAACTACATACTGCGCCCCAAAGGTCTGGGCATCGATTAGCGATTTTGCTGTGGATACAGTAGAGGATGCCGCCATCGCGCGTGTTTTAATTTGTGTGCTGTTTTCCCCAGCCACACCTCCATCAAACACAGGCCACAGTTGCCCGCCCGACTTAGCGGCCAGCCAAGCACCAAATTTCTGTGCCGAGAATGCCACGTTTGCCCGTGTCGCGTTTGCTATTGCGATGTCTTGATTTGTTAAGTTATCCACGGACCCAATAGCGGCTATTGAATCGCCAAAGGATGCAATATTAATGCGGGTAGTCGGGGATTGTGATTCATCCAATAGTGCGTACTTAACCCCATCCGGCCCCATAAGGCTGACAGCGCCGGAGTGGGCTTTGACCGCGCGCAAAACATTGTTCTTGATTAGATTAATCAGGAAACTCATGCCGTGCTCCCCAGATAATTCAGGCTGGCGCGGTTAGCCCACACGTTGTCGAAAAACGGATTTCCGTCTGCCCAGGCGAATTCATCGTTGCCGTTGGCATTGGTGAAACGTTTTCTTACCGACCAGATAGCCGCACTGCGCGAGGTGCCGGTATGCGCGCGCCCGAAATAGGTAGTGCCGGCCGTGGTGGTGCTGTCGATGATATTGATGCCTGCCTCTGCGTCTTCGATATCGATGGTAATCATGTGGGTCTCTTTTTACTTTCCGTTAAACAGTGAATTCAAAACCCGTATTCGACATAGTTGTGAAATTCATTCAACTTCAATCGGCGACCAGTCTCAGTCTCGATCCATCGTAACAATGGCTTGACAGGCCGTGAGTTGCTCCACTACCTGGTCGGCTCGGCTAGCCTCTCCGATAAGAAAGTCAGAAGCCTCGACAGAAAGTTCGGCTCTTGTTCGACCATCACGTCCGCCGGGGCCGGGGCCAGCTGCGGGCACTGAGTTTTCACAAGTCTGGGGGCGCCTGGTATCGATGAACAGCCCGCCATTGATAACACGCAGGCCAGCAATAATACGGTCTTTTTCATTGGCAATATTCCTCAGTTTCTGTTGATATTCCGTTGAGACAACGGCCACTTCAGTGGCGCTCTTTCGCTCGGCGGTGCGGGCCTTCGTTTCGGCCGACTGTATGGCTACGGCTGAGGCTGCGTTGATCGTGGCTTCGCGCGCCTGCCATGCCGTTTCCGTCCTATCGACGCCCGCGCTGACGCCGTAGAAATAGGCGCCAAGTGTGAGAGCTGCTGCCGTTCCAAGCGCGCCGAGCAGTAACCACGGATTAGGGATCATTTTCTGGACACCGCGTCGAACGCCATGCCGAGCAGGCCGAAGAACACCAGCCAGCAGACCAGCACAACGCCGAGGCATGCGGCGATACCCCATGACAGGACATTTTTCATGGCCCGCCCCCATTGATCTTTTTATCGGTCCACTCCCTACCCAACCATATCGCCAGCACGCCGGCCGCTGCAAGGCCGAACTCGGTGGCGGACATCGGCGGCACCAGGCCGAACAACGGCAACGTGGCACCGGCCAGCACGAACTTGAGCCAGATCGCCAGCCACGATAAGGCCACGAACAGCAGTGTGGTGGATTCGCGCCCGCGGGAATCCCTGAGCGAGAACATCAGGTAACCCTCCGGTAATGAGTCTGGCCGCCGCGGCGCCACGCCATCAGCACTTCGCCGCGGTTGCCGCGGCGGCGGCTGTGGCTGACATGCACCCAGCGGGCGAATTCGTCGATCACCTGATCGATCGGCAGCTTCATCGCGCGGATCATATCCACCACGTCGGAGGTGTCCATGCCGGGCACCATGATGTCGCCGGCTTCGCCTTTGCAGTGCTGGCTGTCGTCGACGCCGCCGACGCGGCGGTTGATGGTGACCGATCGGAATCCGCTCAACACCACAATGGGGCGCTTGATCCGCGCGCGCAGGGGTTCCAGCACAGCCTCGCACAGCGCGCGCAACGACTCGATCTGCACATCGCTTGGCTCGTTGCGCAGGCCGCTGCGCACGGCTTCCTGGCTGATGGTCATCTCGTCGAGGGTGAAGTGTTCGGACAGGTTCATCGCATCACCCCATTGCGGCGCTTGTCGTCGGCATGGTCGGCGGCGCAGCCCTCATCGCAGAAAAGCTGATTGGGGCGGCGCAGCGGCTCGTTGCACCAGTGGCAGGCACCCATCGGCACCAGCTCGCGCCGGCCCGCATTGGTATGCGCCTGCTCGACGCCCAGGCGCTCGATCAGCTCGACTTGTTGATTGGCCATGTCAGCGGCGTCCATTACTTGATCTCAAATTGCCCTGTTTTAAAAAATAGCCATAGCGCGCCAAGCAGCGCAAGTACCGGCAGAGTGACTTTGGCTACGGTGCCCATCACCCTGATCGTCACCCAGAATCCCTTGAGATTGCCCCATGCCTCCAGCACGTCGGCCAGGCGCCCGGTGTTGTCGGTCAACCGCATCAGGTTCTCGGTCATCATCTGCTGGCTCTCCAAGATTTTCTGGATCGACTCTTCGCAATCTGCCACCCGCCCATGCAGGTGCAGCACGGCATCGGAATCGGACTTGCGGCGATGGACATACGCATCCGAATCGTCTGGGTCGTTGTGCCGCCGTCTGGCGCTATGCGGGCTGGTCGTTTTTTCTCTATCCACGATTCATTCCCAACATTGCGTAAACCAGCATCCCGGCCGCAAACCCGGCTGCGCTTCCGACCCAGAAGGCCAGCCAGGCCGAGCACATTTAAGCCAGCCCGCGCTCGCGGTAGAACTGCGAGCCGACACCCTGCGGGGTGTCGGTAGGACACTGCCTTCGATGGTGAGATGGGCGGCCCGCTCGCCAATCAGTAGCAGCAGCCATTCCAGGTGGTTCGGAGGGTCGATATTGATCATCTGCGATGGCTCTCATGCCGTTTACCTTTCATTACGCCGTCTTGTTGCAGGGCGCGAACTTGTCGCGCGCTATCTGCGCATCCACTTCGTCGGGGTCGTCGCCGCGCTCGGTGATGACGCTTTCGCGGCTACGGAATCCTGCATCGACTTCGATCTTCTTTCCTGTGGCATCCTGCGTGGGATGGATATAGGCCCAGCCCTGCGGCTGCCAGGTGACTTTCTTGACCAGCGGCACTTCGGCGGCGGTGAACACCCCGGCCAGCGCGGCGGACTCGGCCCAGAAGTCGCGGATCGGCTGGCACATCATCGGGATGATGGTGAGCCACTGGCGCTGCTCGCAGCGGCGACGGAATTCGTTGATGACGACGCGCAGGGTGCGGTCGGACACATCCTTGATGTCGCCCGACATCAGTTCATAGGGCAGGCCGGAACCGGACGACACACCCAGATGCTGCTGGCGCATGAAGTCGGCATAGTTGGCGCCGGCATCGGGCGGATCGGAAAACTTCACATCCTCGCCGGGATAGAGTTCCTGGGTGATGCCGGGCTCCATGGTGGCCAGCGGCGCGCCGTTGTCGGCGTAGCCTGTCACGGCCATGCCGGTCAACGGGTTCATCATCGGATCGCCCGCAGGCGCAGGGCGGATGTGAAACATGGTAAACAGGTTGGACAGTTCCTGCCGGTGCAGCACGGCGTCGTCGAAGTTGCCCACCCCGCGCAATTTGGCGATGATCGGCGCGAATTCGGATACGCCGCGCAGCTGGCCGGGGCGGCTGGGCTCATATACATGCCGCACAAAAGCCGCCGGCACGCGCACCAGTTCATTCGGGCGCGCCATCCCGGCGCGTTCGCCGGGATGGTTGCGATACATCCAGTAGGCCACGCGGCGATTGATGCGGTTGAGTTCGACCCCTTGCACGATGCGGTTGCCGGGCATCAGTCCGGGCCATACATCGGCATCCAGTGGCGGCACCATCTCGGACTCCAGCAGCTGCACCTGCAGCGGCACCGCCAGGCCGTCTTCCGGGCGGCGCGGGCGAAACCGGATGAAGACTTCGCCCACCCCGGTGAGGCAGCGCGTGCCCAGCAGCTGCTGGCCGTTGAAATTAAGCACGCCGTCGGCATCGCACTGCGCCGTCCATTCGTCCCAGGAGGTTTTGGCGCGGGCGCGCAGTTCCTCGCTGCCCGCCGTCTGCCGCGCCTGAATGCCGGTGCCGATCAGGTTGGTGGACCACACCCGTACCCCGGACGCAGCCTGCCATTCGTTGCGTTCGGCATCGCGCTGGCGATTGCGCATCGTCTGCAAGCCCTGCAGCGATGAATTCGGCCCGCTCGAAGGCGGCCGCCACGAAGTCATGCGCCGCCCCATTCCTGCGGCGTCGTAATGCGCCAGCGGAATCTGTACCTTGCCAGCAAGCGCAGCCTCGCGCTGCCGCCGCGCGCCTGGCTTGCCGCCCTTACGCGCCACGGAACCCCCGCCCGCCATGTACGATGATCGTCTGGCGCGGACGTGAAATCGTGCTTTCAGCCGCCATCTGTTCAACCAGGCTGTCACGCGCGCGGATCAGCTCGTCGACCGAGCGGTATTCCACCAGCACGCCGTCGCTCTTGACCACCCGCTCGCCGTTTTTCAGCGCCGCGTTCAGTGCATCGATGTCGGATTGAGATACGGCCATGGCGGCTTGCTTCCTGCGGAATGACTACGCAGGAAGAGTGCCCAAGATGGCCTGATTAGGCTATGGCGGAAAATTTCCGCCAGGGGAAAAAGTAGAGCGCCGCAGGGGCGGCTTCAAGGGAAAGTTGCAACGTCACCGCAAATATGCCGACCGTGCCACCGCACGCCGCACCGGCTGCGTTACCGGGCGCGCCGGCGGCGGCACCCCGGGCAGCACGACTGGCCGCGGCGGCGCGGCCCTAACCGCCACCGCCGCTTCGGCCTGCTCTTCCGCTTCGACCGCTGCGTGCACCGGTGCGTCCTCGCCAAGATCGGGCGGCCTGCAATACGGGTCCGGCTCTTCCTCGCCATCCACCGGCGCGGCGAACAGGCTCGACTGCGTGAGTATCCGCTCGCATTCCAGCCAGTTTGCTTCGCCCCAGCGGTTGACGCCCAGCCGGATGGCTGCGGCGTAGTTGTAGACCAGCAAGTCCCAACCTTCGTTGCGCTCGCCTTCGATCTTGACCCAGCGCTTGTAGACGTTGCCGTTGAGGAACTTGCTGACCAGCTTTTCCGAGGCGAGCATCGGCCAGTAGTTTTCCGGTAGCCATGTGCCGAAGTGGATGCAGTTGCGCCCCGGGGTTTCCACCCGCAGCCGCGCCGACAGCACGTTCTTGATCTGGTTGACGCCGACCATCCACAACAGGTCGCCGGTCTTGACCTTGACGCCGGAACGGTCGATCTCGCGCGCCGACGGCGGCGGCAGCATCGGCGCATCGTAGGTCTTGTGGCCCTTGATGGCGAACACCATCCGCCCGGTACGCGGGCGCACGAACTTGTAGACCTCTTCCATGGTATGGCCGTCGGATGCGTCGATCGCGCACGCCGCGATGCGCATTTCCGCGCCAGTCACCTCGTAGCGCAGCGGCCGCAGCAGCCAGGCGTCCAGTTCCTGCCAGATGGCGGCCTGCATCGGGTCGCCCCAGAACACCTGGTAATCGACCACCCAGCATTCTTCCTGCCGCCCCCACGCCATGATCTTGCCTTCGAGGCGATTGTGCTGCACGTCGACGGCGGAAGTGAGGATCAGCCCGCCGCGCGGGGCGGTGCGCATTTCGTAGGGTTCGGCCCGCGCCTTCAGCGCGGCGTGCATCGTGCGCTCGCCCTGGTCTTCGTAGGGCTCGCCCAGATCGAGGTTGACGACTTTTTTCAGCAGCGCGTTGTCGCCGCGCGAAGCCAGCAGTTCGGCGTGCTCCAGATCCTGCGCAATGTCGCCCCAGCTGCGCCAGCCCAGCGGAGAATACAGGCCCGGCACATGATAGCCGCGCTTGCGCGGGTCTTTCGATACCGCCGTGGCGCGCCACTCCGCGCCGCTGGCGGGGTCCATCATATGGGTCTTGTGGCGCTCCTCAATCTCGCCGCCGCAGCCGTGGCAGGTCATGGTCGCTTCGCGCGGCGCATTGGCCGGCCAGCGCAGCCGTTCGCGGCGGAAGTAGTCCATGTGCGCGCAATGCGGACACGGCATGAAGTAACGCCGCTGATCCGTCTCGGCGTAGTCCTTCATGATGCGGCTCTCGTCCTTGTTGCCAGGCGTCGACAGCTTGAATATCTTGCGGTTGCGCCTGAAGGTATCGGTCCGCTTCACCGCCATGCCAACCGGGTCGCCCTGGCCGTCCACGTCGCGCGGATACCGATCAATTTCATCCAGCACCAGGTAGCGGATGGCGCGCGACTGCAGCGCCTGCGCCGAGTTGGCCCCGGCAAACGCCAGAAAGCCGCCCGGAAAACGCTTGAACTTGACCGTGTTGGAGCCGTCGCGGCTTCTCGTTTCCGATACCCGGCCTTTCAGCACTGGCGTGTATTCCATCAGCGGGTTGATCCGCTCGCGCACGTAGTCCTTCGCCGCGTCCACCGTCGGCTGCACGAACAGGCAGCGCCCCGGCGCCAGATGCACCGTCGCCCCGATGAAGTTATTGGCCGTCTCCGAGCCGGAAATCTGACCGCCCTTCACCAGCACAACCTCTTCAACTTCGGACGACGGCGACAGATCGCGCAGAATGTCGCGCATGAACGGCGTGCGCGACAAGCGGAACTTGCCCGGCTCCGACGAATCCGGGGGCAGGTAGCGGAATTCCTCCGCCCAGGCGTCGAACGTGATGTCCGGGTCAGGACTCAGCCCATCCGCCCACGCCGCGCCTACCAGCGCGTAAGCGTCAGCCAGCGGCATCAGCCTCCTCCAGCGCTTCGTCCATGTCTTCCGTCAGCGCGGCTGCCTGCTTCGCCGCCGTCTCCAGCGCCAGCCGTATCTCCGCCGCCAGCAGCCGGCCGCATTGCGCAGGGTCCGTCTCCGCCGCCAGCGCATCCTGTAGCCGTGAAGGAATAGCCAGCATCGAATCCCGTACCTGCCGCGCCAGCTCGAACTGCGCCCGCGTCACCTTTTCCGCAGGCGCCAGCTTGCCTTCAGCCTCAGCATTCGCCGCACGGCGCTTCAGCAGCTCTTCAACCGCCTGCAGATAGGCCGCGTCGTTGTAGTCCTTCGGCACCCGCCGCCGAATCGCCTCCAGATCGTTGGGGTCATCCGGCAACGTAGGCGCAACCGCCGCCGGAACAGTCGGCAACCCACCGCCCAGCCGCTGCTGCCCCCGCCCGCGCAGCGACTGCTTCGCGTCCACCTTCTCCTTGAAAATGTGGTCCGCATATTCCGCGTCGATCTTGCCCTCCACCACCGGAATCCGCCCCTTGCGAATCTGGTAGTCGACCGACGTGTGCGCCATCCCGCGCGACCTCGCGTAACCCCGTACAGACATCAATTCAGCCATAACCCTCCAAATACCACGCCTTGATTGAATCCACAACCCGCGCGTGTACCGAAGTATGCTTATTTGAACACCCGAACACCAATCCGTACAAACACTGTTAGAGCCGCCGCCACCCCATAACTAGCGCCCCATTGCGGCTTAAACTACCCGAGGCGTCGAGATTCTTTCAGGGGCCCCCGGCCCTGGATCGGACAGCTGGTGACCTGGTGACCTGGCTGGACTGGCTGGACTGGCTGGACTGGCTGGACTGGCTGGACTGGCTGGACTGGCTGGACTGGCTGGACTGGCTGGACTGGCTGGACTGGCTGGACTGGCTGGACTGGCTGGACTGGCTGGACTGGCTGGACTGGCTGGACTGGCTGGACTGGCTGGACTGGCT